ATCCTCAAACCATGCTAAAATAGTAAAGCTACAGGAAGAAGTTGTTTGTGAAGCTAGGGGTGAATAAACAGAAAGAACAATGTTTCCAAAAGATCCCTGTCCAGTAACTAAATTAAAAGAAGCATAAGGTCCACTCAAAGGCACTCTTATCTCCATGGCGGTTTCGTTTGCCAAATTCATTTGAACCCGACGGCATCCAGATGCTGCAACTATGTCAGTCACACCACCAGCAGAATACCATTGAGTGTGTGAATTCATATACTCAGAGTAGGGTATGTAGTGAGCCATCAATGCACCAGCTTGCGTCGGTACACTATTGACTTGCACTCTATACACCACTGTGGCACTAAGGGAAACGAAGCCGTCAAGTTTATAAGTGTTGTTTGTTAAAGAACCAAGAAGGTCCTTCGGAAAGATATTAGTATTGAGAACAGTTCCTCTAGTTGCGGTACTAGACCATGTTCCCTGAAAAATGGGGATTGGTCTTGAAAGAAAAGATTGTATCGCATGTTGATTTTGGTCGTTCACGCATCGATCCAGATACTGTTTCGGAAGTGTTACATTCAAATTGGCATCTACATCTTTGCTGATCGTTCCTTGTTCCATGATTGTGGCGGTGTCGTGTTTCTCGCTATTGGTCGTCATCATAATATCGGGGTTTGTGTTAAATTGTAGTTCAGTAAGTCAGTTATTTAATCAGTGTGGTGACTCATCCATCACTAACGACCGAATTTCCCTTGGATATTGAGGGGCTGCCTCAGGCGATCCTAGGGTATAAGTGTTAATACACACGCCTCTTCCGCTAGCAGCAGTACAGCTCTCCTTATTTAATTCGGTTTTTTTGCCGGAGAATTGTAAGATCACACTTGCGGGGTACGAATTGTCCACCAGAGCAGAAAGGCTCGAGGTACCGTGAGTAGGGTAATAATCGAAAATCATTAATTCCTATCTCATAGCACACCTTACTTATCTCTCCGGTCCATTTCTCAAATACATCTTGAGGATGCATTGCAAGTTCCTTAAACACGTCAGTAACTGTATCAGATTGCTCTAATAAGTTATCAACATGTTTGTCGCTTGTCCAGTTTAGCATGTCCAGTCTTGTTTCCAAGGGAGCGGGACATACATAACGCGGCAGTGTTTGTCCATTGATCTTGACCAATGCGAACGATCGCTTTAAAAAGCTCACATCCTTAATGGTCTTTCGTTTGTCGTAGTCGGTTCCTTTATCGGCTGTCGTGTATATCATTCCGAAACTATCAAAAGCCTCAACAAGATTTCTCATGTTGAAAAACTCTTTAAGCTTCGGATTGATAGCCAAAACATTGTCGTCTCCGTATGTTATCACTCTCACATTTTCTTCGAAATGTTTA